ATCTGCTCTTGCTTCGCTAGAACCATCTGCAACATAGCTAACTTCTGCTCTCTGTCACCTGAACCTAGACCAACATTAACGCTAATATCGTACTCATTAGCCCATGTTCTAGGATCAAACGTCACGTACTTACCGCGCATCCGTACAACTCTAGGCTTATCCTGGTACTTGCCCAATAGATGCAAGATACCCTTAAACAGACTCTTTACACCTGTCTCAGCAAAGATACGAGCAATCAACTCCAGCTTGCCAGAGTTAGACTTCATCATTGCAGCCACAGCCGTAGCAGTGACGTTATTCAATACGTCAGGATCAAGTCCCTGCTGTGCATCGCTAACACCTGTACGCTTGGCCTGTACCTGATCCAAGTACTCCAGCATAGGCATAGCCTGACCGAACGTGCTCTGTACCGTTAGTGGTACGAGTGCATTAGGGTTCTTCATACGGATTACACCGCCAGGCGTAGCGTTCAATAGATCATCCAGATTAACCTGACCATCGACAGCACCAACACGGCTATTGTTCGTTAGATACAGGTTATCTAAGCTCTGACGAGTAATCGTAGACTTCTGAAGCTGTATGTCCATCGTTCTATCAGCTAATGACTGACCGAAGAACTTATGCGGGATTGGGATAGGACAGATAGAGTGGAACGGAATATAGTCACATTCCTCATCTTCCAGTATCTCAGAGCCACAGTAAACGATACGACGTAACTCAGCTATACCGTCGTCATCCTCATCGATACGGATATAGCACTCATAGACCTCAACTGTCTGCATTGAGAAGTCTAGGCTGTTATTCTGGTCTGGCTGCTCACCGTTAGGGAATCGTGCAATACGCTCAGAACTGAACTCTAAGTCGTTATATGTTGCTAGATCGTCAACTATGTCTTTATCGTAACCCATAGCTATTAACTCGCTACGAGTCATCAATCGACGATGAGCCACGAACGTAGCTTCTTCTATATTACGAGCAGACTTAGAGATAAGGAATTCTTCAGGTGGTACGTTCTCAATCTTTACGTTACCCGATTCCTCTGTGCGCTGAACATACACCTCATAACTAGGAACTTGTATAACATTCCCCATCATGTCCTGCATTTCCGTATATTCTATTTCCTGCTTGACAACCTTTAGAGACTGATCCGATAGCAACAGAGCCAGCTCATCCTCAGTCAGATTCTTATATTCTTCCTTGCGTACGTCTACCTTGTCATCCCAGTAAGACTTAACTACGCCTACCTTTTGTAGCAGTGCGTCTTTGAACCAGTTATGGAGAATAAGCATCCCATCATTGTCACGATAGAAAGCCCAGTTACAGTAGTCAGTAGCCTGTTTAGCTGATTCCTCGTCCTGTGGGCCTTTAGGCTCAAAGTAAACAATATCCTCAGTTGTAGTGAATACCCTAATTAATTGTGGCAATGCACCATCAATAGCTTCGGCTACTTCACCAGTTACGATCTGTGATCTTCCCTCTTGTTCATTACCGTAAGGACTGCGTAAGTAATACTCTAGTGCTCTCTTACGATCTTCGGTAGTCTCTGTGTCAAGATAGCCTATCGAGTTATCAATCTCATTCTCGATAATGCCTTTAACTGTGCCTTCGTCCATCATAATGCGTTCCTCTTAGGATTTTCGCAATTATACAATCCATTTCGTGTTAATAGGTAAATCTGACTGCCACGAAGTAGTGTCTTGGTCAAGGCTTATTGCTAGGTATCTAAAAGCGTCCGAAGCATGGCTAGACCAATCATGTAATGGCTTGTCGTAGAACACTTGCTGACGCTCGTTATATTCCCTGCGGTAGTTCCTAAGAGCATCCAGACCTGTCTTAGTCTTATGATCGAACCAACACTGCGGCAATAGCCTTCTAACGGCTTGTATACCGTCTGCAATCGATAAGCGAGGAGCGACTGTTATATCTAGTCCAGCTTCCTGTAAAACCTCTTTACGGCTCTTTCCTGTGCCTAGCTCCCTTACTTCCACATCGTGAGGAAGGAACTGCGTGAAGCCTTCGTACTTGTTCTCTTTAAGCCAGCGTACATACCAGTCCAAACCGACTCCGTGGTTCTCCGTAAAGTCAATGAGTCGTACCTCTTTTCCAACCGCCTGAGCAACCCACAGACTAGTAGAATCGCTAATGCCCAAATCCCAAGCAACATAAGACTTACACAGATCATCACGCTCAATGGTAGTGATTCGGTTCTTCGCCTCAAGATCGTTGATAATCTGCCCAAAATAACTCCCTTGAATGGCTGCATCGAAACTGCACTCGAATTCCTGAAAATACCTATCGTCGCCCATCTCTTGACGAGCAGCCCATAGCTCCTTATCGCTAAGAATCCCTGTCTCACTAGCCTTAAACTCTAGTAGTGCCCATCCCTCAGCAGTCTTAGCTCTATCGCGGAAATCAAGGAAGTGATTTTTACCTTTAGGCGTACCAATGAATAAGCACCACGTAGGAGCTTCGTCAGTATTCCTATCCGCTAATGCTGGACGTATAACCTCGTTCCATATCTTAGGGTTCTGATCCCCTATTTCATCAAGAATAACGCCATCAAAATACTGCCCGCGCAAGCTATCAGCATTATCGCTACCGTAAAGGCTAATCCTACGACCCCAAAAGTCAACTCTAAGTTCGCTGATATTAGCAACAGCCCCAAGAGGACGAGTAAATTCCAACAGGTAATCCCATGCCACACGTTTGGATTGAGCATAAGTTGGAGCAATATAGGCAAATCGTGGGTTTGGTTTCTCACACTGAATCGCAGCCTTTATGAGATGGTTGATAGCACTTACAGTCTTGCCCATACGACGATGTGCCACTACTACTGTAAACCTATGCTTATCTACTGCCTCATGGATAGCTAGCTGCTGAGGTCTAGGTTTATAAGCGATCTCTATTACTTCTGCCATGTCACTTGATGTATTTGAGCACCACCATCTGCGCCAGTAATCTCTTGCTTCTGCGTCTCAGCCCAACGCATCTGAGCTTTAGTCCACCAGATCAATGCAGTCGTATCACCGCCCTGAGCCTTATTGAACAGTGTCTTAGCTATTTGTGCGCTTGCTTTAGCCTTACCTAGATCAAGCTCAGTGCGGTAATGCTTACGCAATGTCTTATCGTCAATACCTATTAACGCCCCTATTTGCTCATGAGGCAAGCCTAAACCAGCCGATGTCTCGACTAATCTCTTGTTTTCTACGCTAGGAATATGCTCTATCATTTTATTAAGGGGAAATGTTAATCATTCGTTAATAACTCGGCTTTCTTTCCGGTGAAGTCTTCCCACCGCTTTACTATAACGTCACAGTATTTAGGGTCTAGTTCCATTAGCCTAGAATACCTACCTAGCTTTTCACAAGCAATCATTGTGCTGCCTGAGCCACCAAAAAAGTCCATAACAATTGAATTTGCATTTGATGAAATTAAAAGTTGATTTTCTATCATAACAACTGGTTTCATTGTTGGATGAAGTCCAGCCTCTCTGCCAAATTCAAGGCATTTTGAATAATTAACATTTTTTAAAGCATTGTTCCAAATAGCAGATTTTCTAAAAAATAACAAATATTCAACATCTGGACGATGCTGACCACCTAATGGAATTGCATTAGGCTTCTTCCAAAACAAAATATTAAAGTTATATCCAGCGTCAACGCACCATTTAAGATAATCTGGAACTAAATCTTTATTGCAAAAAATATAACAGTTAAGTTTATTTTTATCAAAAACTGTTGGTAATGTGTTTAAAAATGCAACTGGGTCAAAATCACATAAATGTTTGATAGCTTCGCCAAGTTTTGCCGCGGCTCTACCTATTGGTTGATTACTTCCACCTTCGGCTTCCATTCTATAAGGAGGATCAGTAAAGACCATATCAGCTTTCTGACCATCCATTAACTTCTCAACCGCATCAATGCTAGTGCTATCCCCACACATTAGCCGATGATTGCCTAGTTGGTATATATCACCTAGCTTAGTCTTAGGCTCCTCCGGTAACTCAGGAACAGCATCCTCATCCGTTAAACCATCTACCTGCTCAGGCGCCAATAATGCCGTTAGCTCATCCTGATTAAAGCCCAGTATATCTAACGCAAAACCATCCTTTAATAGCTCATCTAACTCAATAGTTAGCAAAGTAGTATCCCAATCAGCATTCAAGGCTAGTTTATTGTCTGCAATGACTAACGCTTTACGCTGCGTATCGGTTAAATGATCTAACTCTATCGTAGGAACCTCGTCCATCTTTAGCTTACGAGCAGCCATTAACCTGCCATGACCAGCAATGATGCTATTCGTTCCGTCTATTAATATGGGATTAGTCCAGCCAAACTCTTTAATGCTGGCTGATATTTGAGCGACTTGCTCGTCTGAATGTTTGCGGCTATTGTTGACGTAAGGAATTAAATCCTCAACTTTGCGATACTTTACATTTAACTGCATTGCATTATCCTTTGGATGTCATGCGTAGAATACTTCGTACATATCCGGTCTGTTAGTCTTTATCCATTCCCTCGGTTCTTCATGGCATTTCTTAAAGTCATCCCCTACGGTCTGGCTCCCTGCATGATGAACGTATCCTCGACTTACAAAGTGCTGATAACCAGCCTTATTCAAGTCACTGCATATTATATTGTCTGAATACCAATTAGTGCTAGGGAATTGCGCTACTTCCCATGCTTTTCTGCTAACAGCCGCAAATATA